TATTTTTACTCATTTCAGGTATTGCAGTTGCAGAAAGTGATGCCTATTATTCAAAGATTAGACCAGTTAATCCTGAAGAAGTTAATGGACAATTTTGTTATATAAAAGTCACCATTAAACAAAACGAAGATGGTGATATTGTGAAAGAAGAAATTTTGGAGTGTGCTGATGGTAGAAAGCGTTTTGACGGTCCTAGTTATTGGGAACTATTTGCTCAGTTTTATTACACAGATGTGAGCGCTCCAGAATATTGTCGATTTTATAGTCGACCGGACAATGCCTTTAAGTCATTCGGTAAAGCTTGTCTGAACATTAACGGCGAATGGGAGGTAAAATAAAATGATAAAGAATATTATCATTGTAGCTCTACTTGTAGTGATTTTTACTGGTATATCCAGCCAAGAAGCTTTGAACTATGTTCAACTGGCGCTTGACAAATCGCAAGAAGTATTGTATTATATAAAGGAGAGTGTGAACAATGAATAGTAAACTTAAAATATTAGCTGCAGGCTCAATGGCATTATTGCTAGGTGCGTGTAGCTCGACTTATAAAATTAAGTCAGAAACAGGAAAAGTTATGAACGAAGTACCTAATTGGTATATGGCAGACTTTTCTGAAACGAAGGCTTGTGATGCTTCGTACTTTGGTAAAGACAAAGACAAACTTTGTATTTACGGTGTAGGTACAGCAGTATCGCCAGACTTAAATCTTGCAATTGAAAAGGCAAAGATGATTGCCAAAGCTGAACTTGCAGATATTGTTATGGGTAAAATGAACAAGGATAGTAAACAGTATGTTACTGAACTTGGTAAAGCAAACACCAAAACAGTTGTAAGTGAAGTAGAATCTACAATTGTAAATCAAATCAAAAATACACCAGTTAGAGGTTATGAAATCTTTGCACAAGATGTAACATTGACAACCAATAGTTATTACAGAGCATGGATTGGATTAAGACTTCCACTAGGTGAGTATAACAAGATGTACAACTTTACCATTGACCAAGCTGTTGATGCTTACAATTTGAGAAGTAAAGCAGAAAAGAAATGGAATGAGTTGACGCAGGAAGAAGTAAAAAATGCAGATAGTAATTTACAGTAAACCAAACTGTACTTACTGTACAAAGGCAAAGGCCTTAGTAAAAGGCCTTGGTCTGGAGTATGAAGAAAAAATGTTTGGCAAAGACTTTAATACACCTGAAGAACTGTATGAAGCTGTAGGTAAACAAGTTAGAACCATGCCTCAGATTAAGATTGACAATGAGTTGATTGGCGGTTATAATCAATTAGTGGAATTCTTCCACGAAAAAGGTAGAGTTAATTTTAAGGGTGAGATTTTATAGTGTCCGAAGATGGTAAAGTTATTTTATTTCCTCAGAACCGTATTGTTAAACGACATTCAGGTGAGGAACAAAGAGAACGAGATACAAAATTTAGCAGACAAATTCAAAAACAACAAACTATACAATTTGTTGAACAAGCAGTTGATGAGATTGCATTGGACTTGTTAAGAAAGTGTGTTGACCTTGCTATGAAAACACAGACACAAACATTTACAAGAGATTTTGCATACTTGGTAGACGCATTACGAAGTATGGTAAAACGAGATTTCGAACTGAATCATGTTGTACAAAAGATTGTAGATAAAACTGTAACATTAAAACAAACTACCAAAGGTGAAACGGTGGCTAATATTGACTACAGTAAAATCTATGATACTAAATCAAAAACCATTAGGTCTTTGAGTGAAGATATACAAGATGAACTTGACGGAGGGGGCATTGAATTTATTCCAGATTTTGACCCACCTAAAAATGACAACTAATTCCTCTGGAATCGCCTGGCTGGTTGTAAAATTGCCAAGAAAGGACGGTAACAATTATGTTATCTAATATAATGTCTATATTTAAATCTAAAGAAGGAGAAAATGATATGACTAGAACAAAAACAAGCAAAACTGAAAAGGTGAGAAACCTTTTAACAACTGGCAAATCTGTGACTTGGAAAACTCTAAGAAACAAATTTGACCTAAGGTCACCAGCTTCAATGGTTGGTAAACTTAGAAATGAAGGCTTGATGATTTATGAAAATAGAACATCAGCAGGAGTTTCATATAGAGTGGGAGCACCATCAAAAGCTGTAATCGCAGCTGGTCAAACTGCTTTATTCGGTAACCAAGGCTATACTGCCTAGTTATAATTTGGTGGCGGAGAAATCCGCCACCATTTCTAAATGTATATGACAGAATTTAAAAACGGTATCTTTAATATCTTAAAAAAACTTGGTACCACAAGTTTAGGTAGAGCTATCGTTTACACTATTGGGCACATCATTATAGCAATGACTTGCAACAGATTAATTACTGGTGCAGATTGGTCATTAGCTGGCGTTGATGCAATAGTAGAACCAATTATAAATGGTGGGTGGTACTACCTACTAGACAGGTTATGGAATAGAAATGGCAAAATTTTATAAAATATCACCTAAGTACAAGAAATCAATTTATGAATATCAAACTTATAGAGATGAGGAAAAAGGTATTTCTTGTCAAACTGAGGAGATGTACCGTTGGGGACATTGTATAGTCAAAGTAGAAGATGGTGAAGAGCTATCTGATATTATTGGTGACCCTAATGATGCTTACAATGAATTTGAATTTGACCATACAATGACCGAAGACCAAGAGGTAGATGACCAATGTTCTTTCTATTTCAATGATGTTAAAGGTGTAAGTGTAGAAGAACTAGAAGATAAATTTGACCAAGATGGTTACGATTATTTACACGAAACTTTTGGTGAACCAGATGACTTCTATGTTGTTTACCATGGAGAACTTAATGTGGAAGAAGTGACACAACAATGATATTAGTTGACCTGAATCAAGTCTTAATCTCAAATCTGATGGTACAGACAAGAGGCCAAGCAGATGTAAAACCTAATGAGGATATGATTAGACATATGGTCATTAATTCATTACGAGGGTTTAATGCAAAGTTTAGACAAAAGTACGGCAAAATGATATTGTGTTCAGATGCTGGCGACCCTTGGCGTAGAGATATATTTCCTAATTACAAATATAGTCGTAGAAAAAACCGTGTTGATTCCGATTTTGATTGGGATAACATATTCAATATAATTACAAATATAAAAAATGAAATCAAAGAGAACTTTCCCTATGTTGTTATGTACAATGAGAAGTGTGAAGCTGATGATATTATTGCTACTTTGGTTAAGTATTATCATCAATCTGAACCAATTATGATTGTATCTGGTGACAAAGACTTTATACAATTACAAAGATTTACTAATGTTGAACAATTTGCACCTATACAGAAAAAGTTTTTAGGTGAAGATGTTATACCTGAACAATTTTTATTAGAGCATATTATTAAAGGCGATAGGTCAGACGGTATACCGAACATATTATCTCCAGACGATTGCTTTGTCACAGGTGAAAAACAAAAACCAATTACCAAAAAGAGATTAGAAGAATTTAGTAATGGCCAAAACCTTGAAGGTGAGGTAAAGGCAAACTTTGAAAGAAACAAAAAGCTGGTAGACCTATTACAGATACCACAAGCATACGAGGATGCTATTATAAATAGTTATCAGAAATATAAAGTTAATGACCGTTCAAAGTTATTAACATATTTCATTGAAAATAAATTGAAGTCTTTAATGGAGAACATTGGTGACTTTTAACATGGAGAAATGATATGGCACAAAACCCAAGATTAATGTCAAGAGCTGCTATGGAAACTATGGCGGGTACAAGTGGATCCGGCAGACTTCTAATGCACGAAATTTTGACAAAAGTAAATAACGCAAAAGATAAACCTAAAAAGGTCACTATTTTAAAACAGTATGACTCACCAGGTTTACGAAGAATTTTAAAAGGTTCTTTTGACCCTAGTATTACATGGGACTTACCAGAAGGAGTACCACCGTATATTGCGAATGAAGCTCCTGAGGGAACAGAACATAGTTACTTAGAAAATGAAAGTAAAACATATTGGCATTATGTAAAAGATGCAGATGCTTCACTTTCTAAAACTAGAAAAGAAACTATGTTTATTCAATCACTTGAAGGTTTATGTAAAGGTGAGGCTGAGATTGCAGTTAGAATGAAAGATAAAGAGTTACATAAACACTATAAAGGTCTTTCAGCGGCTGTGGTCAAAGAGGCGTTTAGTTGGAATGATGAATATAAATCTATTCCAAAAGGTACTACTTCAGGCGCTTTAAGCCAATAAATTCGACAATTCTAGTCGATTCGTTGTAAAAAAACAACACTTCCTAGTGTGGGGGCTGCGACATTCCTGTCGCCCCCATAAACTTTTTCATAAATCGTTGATTTTTAACGCTTTTTTTCGTAAAAAAAGTGAAAAAAGTGCTTGACTTTTCAGCTCCCATAGTGTATTATATAAATATAAATGATAACAAAGGAGAGATTATGAGATATTTGATAACTTTGATGGCCATTTTAGGTTCGCTTTTTGCGTTTCTAATGTGGGGTTTCAACACGGCAAATGCCGGTGAAGATTATAACAAGGCGGTTATTGGCCATGTTATTCAATCTAAGATAAACGGTACAAGTGTTGATTCGTCTAAATTGATGGAGCAAGAATTACAAAAACTAATGCACGGTTTTGCCTTAGAGATGACAGTTGTAATGCAGAAACACTTGCCAAACATCTTAGAAGGAATAGCTGCTGAACTGAGAATGAAAGCTGATGAGCAATATAAGTGTTCTTTATTAAAAGATACGAAGATTGCCGACAAGCAGTGTCTATAGTCGAAGCTTTGCAAATTGTTTATACTTTTGTTCCAAAAGAACTACTGATAATCCTATTAGGTGGGCTGATAGGACTTTGTGTGTTAAATGTAAACGATAGGAGAAAATCTAGTGGCAACCGAAATCAAAAGAGCGAAAATTCGTAAGATGATTAAGTCTGAGTGTGAGGCTACGGCCAGTAGAAAATACAAAACTACCTATAAAGATATAAAAAAGTATTTTAATCTAATCAACCAAGGTGTATTCTTCAATGAATTAGCACCATTCAACGATATTCAAATCAAAGACCTTACAAGGCAAAAAGTTTACGGACAAGTTGTTATCTATAATCAAAAGAGAAAAGGTACACAACAATTAAAGTTAGAAATGTCCGACAAGTATTCTTGTTTTAGTGAATTTGTGAACACACTAGGACACGAAATGGTACACCTGTACCAACTACAGAACTGTAATGATTCAGGTAATCACAACAGTTTATTCTACAGTTTTAAACCAAGACTAAAAGCAATTGGTTTAGGACAAATTTAACAACTCTAAAGGAGAGATATATTATGGCTAGTAAAGAAATTGACCGATACTTAAAGGCGCAGATTGAAAACATTCCAGTCACGCTGAAGAAGTTTAAAGAAAATCAATTAGAGTCCAAAATGGTGTATTACACCGGCAATTGGGCTAAAGACCTACAAGATAACTTAACACCGAATCAGGTGAAGAAGTTAAATCAAAAAATGGAAAAGATACGAAATGAGGGAGGCCTTGCTTTCTTTCAACGAAGATTGAAACCCATTAAGGTGGGTGCCAATGATTATGATGATGCAGAAACAATTACGGGGTATGAGTACATTGCTATGAGATGTAATCTTAAACACGCATATGTAGGAAAGAATGCCTAATGAGTCAAATTTGGTATAATACAAAGATAGTTTTAAAAACTATTATGGTCATATCTATTGTGGCTTTTGTAGGTACTATGTTTTATATGTATCAATCGCCAGAAAGATATGTGGCAGACGCTAAAGAACGGGAAGTGATTATAACACTTCCTGATTTTGAGCATAACAGTAATCAACAATTTTTAGATGATGTAAACCAATGTGTTGACTATATCTATCACACCACCTCAGATGTATTTCCTGTCAATAGAGAACTACTATTAGCTCAGGCTGCCTTAGAGAGTGGTTGGGGTACAAGTAGATTTGCTAGAGAAGGACATAATCTATTTGGTATGAGAACTTATGATTTAACAGAACCTCATATGTTACCATC